ACCTAAAGTTCTTTTTTGAATTTTACTTAAATTATTAACAAATGGAATTGATAGTCCTCCACCGAAACCACAACCAGATAATGCTAAATAGAAAATCTCTTGAAATACTCTATTACGAGCAATGTGTCCTGATGTACAGTTAAACATTCTCGTGTTGTGTTTCATTATTTGTTCATGTCTGTATTGTAAGTTTCTTTGTGAAGCTAATACCGCTTGATCTTTCATACTTTCTAACGCCGACACTAAATAGGGTTCTACCGTTTCCTTATAATCCACATATTTTTTTCTGTGACCATCTATGATATTTTCACACGCGTCTTCCCATGTTTCATATCTTCCTTTATCTTCCAACCATTTGAAATAATCCGAGTGTAACTTCAAGTCACTCAGAAATTTTTTACCTTTCTGCATTTCTAAACTTTGTTTTTTTTATTTAGTTATTATTTGTGTTTTCTTCTCTTGAGCTTTTCTGTAAACATCCGCTACTCTGTTTGCTCTTTTCTGTACTTCATCTTGCTCATGTCCCAATAAAGTGTTTTGGGATTCTGTATCAATAACAAGAAACTCATTATTGAATTTACAGTTTTGGAAAACAACACCGTCTTTACCTATACGAGATTTTAATAATGTAAGTGTTGCTAAATTATGTTCTTTTTGTTCTAATGTTTTACCAATAGATAATATAACGTGAGCGATTTGTGCTTTCTTAATTGAACCTCCCATTTGATCTCCTGTTACAACTTCACTTGAAATTGATTCACGGTTACCTTGTGTTGCCGTCCATATTGCCATTTCAAATTCACCTGTCATTGATTCTAAACTTCTCATTACCGAACCCTCACCCTTCCATTCTTCACCGTTAGTTGATTTGTCAGATGAAATACAATCAACATAATCTAATACTAATAAATCTACTTTAATGCCGTCTGAATTCATTTTTCTGATTTTATTTTTAATTTCAGAAACAGTTACATTATCACTTGCTAATTTTAATAATTTCAAACTACCTTTTGATCTTGTTTGTGCTTCTTCAACTTTCTCTTTAACTGTATCTTTAAATTCAGGTTGTTGGTCAGGTGCAATTTCAGACCAAATCGTATAGTGTTTTCTTTTAATATTACCTGGATTGTCCTCAAAAAATATTTGAACGACGTTGTATCCTAAGTTATAAGCAGTGTTTGCAAACTTAGTAAGTAAGGTGGTTTTACCAGTACCTGTTGGTGCTAATACAACCCCTAATTCCCCTATCCCTAACCCACCTTTAAGTAAGTTGTCAACCCCCACAATACCTGTCGGTAATGGGTGTCTAAAGTCCTGTTCTAACGCTGCATCAATATCGTGGAATACGTCAGTTGTTTCATCGTTAGAAATACCAACTTGTAATGCTTTTTGAATAATTTCTTCAATCTTATTGTACGCTTCAAATTCACCACTTTCAATAATACTCTGAACACTTTTTAACTCTCTTTTCAAGTTTTGTTGTTTACAGAAATTAAGAGCAGTATCTTTTACATATTCAATTTGTGATTCATTATTTTTTATTGCCTCTAATGTGTCTACGTGAACTTTGGAAGAATCTTTATTTCCACCTTCAGCCATGATTTTCTGTGCCAGTGTATTGTAATCGGGAATTTTATTATATGCTTTATATAATTCCTTTGTATTTTCCATTATAAATTTAAATGAACTATTGTCAAAAAATTTACTTTCTAATACGTCAATAATGGTCTCACCATATTTCTTATCTTCAATAATCGCTTTTATTAGGGACTGTTGAAACGAAAATCCCAAATACCCAAAATTCCTTTCTTCCATGTTTTGTTTTTATATATGTTTTAAATTATAGCTCGTGTTGTAGATATTTCGTCTCTAATTCTTCGGTTGATAAAATGTCAGTTAAATCTGACAAAATTGTTTTCAATCTCGGACGAATGTCTACCGTATATCTCACCTTTGGATGGTAATAATATGCGGGGAATATCCTTTGAATAAATACTTCATCACCCAACTTAATTTCTAATAAAAAATGTTCTTTTTCTTTACCTTCTATACTTTCCACAGACTCTGAATTGAGGATATAGTTTTGATTCTCACATAGATAATTGGAACTTTTTATTTTCAAATCTTCAGTAATATCTTCACAAATATTTTTTACGTAATAGTGAAGGTCAAGGCAACGTCTCGCTTGGTCAATGTGGTCTCTCACATTAAAAAATCTTTGGCACACTATGTGTCCCTCTAAAGACAACAAGAATTCAAATTTTGTGATGTTGTCTTGGTTTTGGTAATCTCTACTCATGGTTTTTTATTTTTATTGTTTTTGTTTTTATTATATTTTTTTCTTTTCTTGTTAATCTTAAAAATGGATTTAAAAACTTTATCCACGCATCATCAGATTTAGGTAGTACGTTAAAGATTCCATCTTCTTGCATCATCTTCATTGCGTTTTTATAAGATCTACCTTCTTGGTCTAATGTTTCATTAATTAAAAGATTAATATTTTCAGTCGCTTCTTCAGTTAAGTATGGATTTTCCAAACTAACAATACGACTGTTTACGTCGAAGAATTCTTCACCGAAGACTCCGTGTTTAGTTACACCTGTAAGTAAATTAGTAATTAACTTATTATATTTATCTTGTTCAAAAAGGAGATTACCCCTTTCTATAACTTGTTGAACTGATATTTGTTCGGTTTTAATTTCAGGGAAAAAAGATAATAATCTTTTGAGTCCCATACCTTTAATTCCTGCAATATTATCTGATGAATCACCACATAACATTTTAACTAATCGGACATTTTCGATTAAGATTTCTTCGTGGCTGTAAACTATTGTGTCGTTTTTTTTATATAACTTCTGATGAGAAGGATTGTAAATTTGTGTATTTTCTGAAACAAGTTGAGTTAAATCTCCGTCGGAAGAATAAATTATTTTGTTTTCATGTGGTGAGTTTTGAGTATAGTAAGCGATGTTATCATCAGTCTCACAATACCCATATTCACCTTGTCTTACATATAACTCCTCAAGATATTGTTTTATTCTATCTCTTTGGTATAGATAAGATTGTAATTCTTCTTCTGACCTTAATCTTGAACGTCTATTTTCTTTGTAATGAACATATATTTTTTTACGGGTTTGTGAACCATCGTGACCATCCCAAAATACTACTATTTTGTCTAAATTATAATGCTCAAACGCTCTCCTAAGAGTATTAAGGAAATGATAGATTCCTCCAATATGTGTACCCTTATAGAAATGATTCTTAACACCATAAAAACCGATTGTAAGTAAATTATCTCCATCAACAAGTAAAACCGACATTAATTAAATTTATAGATCACTCTCTTCTGTTACAACTTCTACGTCTGTGATGTCTGTAACATTAACACCTAACATCTTACTGATGTAATCACCACTTTCTTTTTTATAATCCTCGATAGATTTCTTCTCTTCAGCGTCTTCTCTACCTGGCATAAATCCGTGTGATGTAACCAAGATACGTCCATCTTCATATCCTAAACCATTAATGTGGTTTTTCATAATTGAGATTTTTGTTCTTGTCGCTATTTTAACTTTTCTCTTATCTTTTGTGATTGATATTTTTGTTGTTCCCGCTCCTTTTTGATTACCAAATAAGAATACAATACTTGAGTTTAACCAAATTGCTTCTCCGCCTTTTGCTTTAATCTTTGGTTGTCCAAAAGGATTGTCAGGTAATTCTACCCAAGGTTGGTTAACGATGATTAATGTATTCGTATAAGTCTTATCTGTTCTTCTTGAACCTGAGATACGTTGGTTGATACCCATTCCAATTTTATCAGCTAATACCGATGCATTGTGTTGTTTACCACCTTTACCATCGTAAGTCATCTTACATGGAACTGAACCTACTGAATCCCATAAGATCAATAAATCGTGAGGTAAATCACCTTTCTCTTGTGCGTCTAATAGTTCATTGATGTATTCTGTAATTTGTTCGATATATTCAAAATCACTATTAAAAAGATAATCTCCGTCTTTATTAAATCCCATTAATTCCGCATGATCCCAACTCCATTTTTGTTCGGTAATAACAAATACAGGAACAACTCCTTTCTTCTGTGCATCAACCGCAGCTTTTACAAGTGCGGTTGTTTTACCCGTATCACTATGTCCTAATAACATATTGATGTGTCCCATTGCAGGGCCTGGTATACCACACGCATCCAAGAAAGCATTTCCCAAATCGAAGAAACGATCTGGTTTATACTCGGCCTCTTTTGAGAATTTCTTCTTGATCGCCGAAAAATCTGTTTTTTTAATACCTGCCATAAATTGTTTTTTAAAAATGGGGTGGATATTTCACCACCCCGTGAATAATTAGAACGGTAAATCTGAATCTACGTCTTCGTCTTCTTGTGGGTCAACTACAGGTGTAGATGACTTTGGTGCTGCGATTGTTTCTTCAGTTGTTAAATTAGAAACCCACTTCTTAGAATCATTATCCCAACGTGGTACTTCACCTCTTGCAACCATTTCTAAATAATCTTCACCCTTTTTAGAATAAACATCAGACCAAGTTAATTCATCTTCTAACCATGTTTTAGCAACATCTGCGTCAGTATGTAATGCACTTGGGTCGTCGTTTAAGACTGAGTTGATCACAGTGTATTCTTTACCTGTTCCGGCCTTTGTTAATGTTAATGATAAAATTAAGTCACGACCTGTTTCCGCATGAGTAACATCACCTTTGTTACGGAAGATTGGGAATACTTTGTCGATTACACCATCACCTTTGTGGTTATGTTTAAATCTCCAAAATTTAACTCCGTCATTTTCATGATCACGGTCGATTACTTTTACAATGTAAAATTTACGAGAACGATATTGACGAGCAGCGTCTCTATCTGCCTCAACGCCTGTTTGCATTAAAGCATCGTAAACTTCGTTCAAAGGAGAACGTTTCCCTTCTTGTTTTGGATCAAATAATTTAACCCATTTTCCATCCACTTGAACTTCGTGGAAGTAAACCTCAACAAACGGAGAAGAACCGTCTTTTGTTGGTAAAATACGAATACGTCTTTCTTCACCCTTAGAACCCTTAGGTAATACGGTTGTGAAATAACGTTTCATTCTGTCCTCGGAGGACATTTTGTTGTTGTTGCCACTTGTGGCGTTTTTGTTTTTCTCGTACTGTGCAAGTACTGCGTCAAATGTAGACATGTGATTTTGATTTAAATTTTAATAATCATTTATGTTATAATATACA